CATACATGAAAGGAAGAAACCGTCATCCATTTTTACATCGTTTTAAAGACTGTGCATTAAAAGGTGTATCTGTTAATTATACAGGAGAAAATGTTTATGCAACATATTTTGATGGAACACCAATATCAATCATATTAGATTTAAATTTCCAAGAATTAACACCAATTTATAATGAAGAATATGGAGAAGGTGATGTTCCAAATGTAAATTCAGCATCTAATCTAGGAGTAGGATACTAAAATGGGATACTTCAGAGAACTACCAAATCTAGAATATCAATCTCCATTAGTAGATAGAAAATCTTCTTTAGAATACGTTGAAGCAAAAAACCTTTTTAGAAGAGTTAGAGTAAGATCAGATTTTGAAAATGTTTATACCGCATTTAATAATTACACTATCATAGAAGATAATAGACCAGATCAAGTTGCAGATCAATTATATGGTTCTCCAGATCTTGATTGGGTTGTTTTAATATGTGCTGGAATAACTAACGTTAGAAATGATTGGCCTTTGTCAAATAGAGATCTTTCCGAATATGCAGAAAACATTTATGGTGCGGAAGTAAACTCTGTAAAATTTTACGAAACAAAAGAAATTAAAGACTCGAAGGGAAGATTGATTATTCCTGCAGGACAAGTAGTTGATAGAAATTATAAGTTACCAAAACCAGTTACAGATGATCTCCCAACACAATCTTATGTACGATATTATGATGAAGATACAAATTCATATAAAACGGTTCAAAACATTACAGTTCCCGTGTCAAACCTTGAATATGAAACAAGAAAAAATGATCTCAAAAGAGAAATCAGAGTATTAAAAAAACAATATCTAGAAATGTTCTTAAATGATATGAGAGTAGAAATGAAATATAAACCTTTGGCTTCTCAATATATTAATGAATATTTAAAGAAAGGAGAAAATTTAAGAATTACTTCTCCATAAAAAAGGGGGAAGTTTCCTTCCCCTCTTTATATTACCTAATCAGTCTTCTGCCAAGCGGGCGAAGTAAGAAAGTGCATCATCGTCTTCATCCTCTTCTGCAGGGGCAGCAGCACGGCGAGTGGGTTGAAGATTGTTCAGTTCAGAACGAAGATCATCATCAAGTTCCTTCACAGGACCACGAGAATATTCTTCCTCTTCGGCAACTTCTTCATCTACACGGCGGGAACCTTTGGAACCCAGCACATACTCAAGGCGCTTCTTCAGTTCATCATAAGATTTAAACTGATCAGCAGCAACGAGTTCGGCAAGAGAATACTGCTTCTTCCACACTGCTTCCATCTCATCATCATCGTCCAGCAGAGAACCTTGCTTTGCAAACTCGCTGGAGTCATAGTTACGATAACCAGCAACGTTCTTTGCCTTCAGTTTGAAGTTAGCACCTTGCCAGAAGTCAAAGGGATCAATTGCTTCCTCATCTTCAAATTCAGGTTGCATTGCTTCGGTAATCTTATCAAAGATTTTCTTACCGTATTTGAAGAGAAAAACTTTACCTTCGTTTTCGGGATTGGCAGGATCCTTTACCACATAGATGTTGGAGATGTAAGTCAGTTTGCGCTTCTGCTTACGTGCTTGCTCTTTACCAACATCGGTGCCGTTGTTCCACAGCAGAGTATTGTGCTCGGAAACGGGATCTTTTTGCCCCAGAGTGGTCAGAGAGTTTTCAATGTACCAACCACCAGGACCTTGGAATGCGTGACTGTAGAGTTTCACAAACGGCAGGTCTTCGCCGTTAGGAGCAGGAAGGAAACGGATTACGGCATAACCATTGCCGCTTTTATCTACATCGAGTTTCCATACACGGTCATCACTAGAACCGCTACTAGTATTCATTTTTTCGACTTCTTTCACCAGTTTTGCGGTGAGAGAACCCAGTTTGGATTGTTTCTTAAGATCTGCGAAAGACATTAGATTACCTCGGATTAATTGGATTTGGAGGATTACTTGGATAGTATAGCAGGGTTTCCTTCAGGCGTCAAGGTATTGCTTGAGGGATTCAATTGTTTTGTTCATACTACTGAACAATAAATTCATATCAGTTTCTGGTGGAAATCCCATCAGAGCAACTGATTTTCTCAAATTCTCTTTCATTTCAACCGCTTGGGGGTCGTCTGAAAGAGACAACCGTGTATACATTACACGTTGCTTTTCTAATAAGGTGGTCAATTTTTCAATATGTTCCAGTTTATCTTCACGGGTCATCATTCCGAAAGTAAGAATACTCCCGTAAATTTTTTCTTGTAATTTGTTGATTTCTCTCAATTCTTCCTGAATAATATCAGAATCAAAAAAACTACTCATCAACAATTCTCCTCAAAATTTTTTTAAACTGGAATACATCAATATTTAGGAATGGATTATATTTTTTAACTTTCAAACTTACGGTTTCCCACACTGGATCAATCAGTTTAGTGTCAAAACTTTTTGAAAAATGGAATATTTTTTCGTAAATTGTAAAGGTTTCTAATGATATTTTCCCGCTTAGAAACTTTTTGAGGAGTATTGGATGTCCCTTGGAACAATTGAACGCATCCTCTAATTTTGTTTGTGAGAACAATTCTTCCGATTGTTCTCTGAACAAGTAAGTCAAACTCTGTTGCCTCCGCATCCATTCTGCGTAGGTTCTTTCCCCAGAATTTATAATTTCTCCAATCCATAAGTTTGACGGGTTATCGGCGGAAACAAAGTTTGAAAGTAAGAAGTCAATTACTTCTTTATCGGAATATTTTCGACTAGTTTTTTCAAACCAGTACTTGTCTTTTCTTTTATTAAATGATGCAATTGTTGCTCTAGACTTACCCCCATACTTAAAAAAGTCATATTTACTGTTAGTAAAATGACTTTTCATAGAAAGATAAGTTTGATATGTCTCAAACGGACTCATAAAGGAAGTTTAGCTCGTGAAGTTTTCTTCATAAAGTTTAGACGTGTTGCGTCCCACTTTAACTTTTCTTTCAAAGGTTTTGAAATTATTTTAGTGATTGATTCTATTTCAATTTCATTTACTTCACAATAATAAACGATAGCATCAATATAGTTAATTTTTTCGGCAACTACAATTTTTTCAATTTCTAACGCAAATTTAGATGGTGTTAGAAATTTGTTTTCTATTACTTTTTCTATTTCTTTATTTTGTTCCATATGATTCCAATTTATCTCTAACAAACTCTCTAATGTATTCGGTGAGTAGTTTGATGTACTTTGATTTGTCTCTTTCTTCATAAACGATACATTCTCCATTTTCGCAAGCCATGATAATTACAAGTTTTTTTACGGGGATGCCAGTAAGTTCATAGAACATACACGCATAAGCAGCACATTGAACAAAATAATGCTCAATCCACTCCCGTGGTTTTGGTTTTTTAGATGTTTTAAAGTCGATTATTGCTAATTCGCCATCAAACTCTGCAATACAATCTACAGTTCCTGCTACTCCAAGAATTTTGCTGTATAAGGAACTTTCAAGAGCATGAATATTATTTATACGATTTAGATCTGGTTTGGCAATTTTAAATAAAAATTGTGACAAAGGTTGAACCTCTGGAAGATCTTCGTTTTTTAAAAGATGTTCAACCAAAGTATGCATATCAGTTCCCCGACTAGTTGCCTGTCGAGTAATCTTATCTGCCTCTTCTTCTCCAACTTTCTTACGCCATTTTGCAAAAAACTGGCGGTTTTTGTGACTAGTAACAGAAGTGATAGAAACTAGACGAAGAAGTTCTTCTAAATCTGGAACTTTATAATAACGAACACCATCTATAGTCTCCCGTTCAAGTTTAGGAAGAATGATATCAACATGGTTAAAATTCATAACATTTTTATAAAAAACGGTTGAGTTAGTCGGTCTTCAAAATCATTAACATAAAAATGACTTGCTGTATGAAAATAACTAGAATCGTATAAAACTATTCTATTATAAACATTTTCAACTTCAAATACTTTTTCAAATTTAGAATCTGAAAGTTTTTTATTTTGTAATAAAAAATTCCAATATTTATGTTTCACAAAAGGATTGTACAAATTTGTGTATTCCTGAAACAATTCCGAATAATCGTACTCATCAAATAATGAATTAAATATTTTAAAATTGTCATTATCTGTTATTTTTATTTGATTATCTTTAGTACATTTCATTTTAAAAAAACTTGTTCCAGAACTTGAAGTAGTTTTTTTATTTAAATATACTAATCCAGCATATGCATTTTTATTATTTTCACGAATATAATCTAATGAATCTACATGAATATAACCTGTATTAAAAGGAGATTCGAGATTTCTATGAAATAATGGTATTTTATGGAATCCTATTTCAAGATTAAAATTTTTATCATTAAAAATTGGTATTTTTTTATTAAATAACTCCAAAAAGTGCAATTGACAATTTTTTAAATCAATATTTATATTTTTTTCATTAATACTTAAAAATTCTTTATTTATTGTTACCGATTTGGATCTAATTCCAGGATAATTAGTATTACTATAAAAATGATAGTTTGTATTTAAAGCAAGTTCCCTTACTTGATCTGGATCATCATAAAAATCATCCAAATACCATACATCATAATTAGAGATTTGAGTTAATTTTTGCAACTATATACTCCTTAACAAGTCCAGAGCGAACAATATCATCAACTTCAAATTCAATTAATTCAATAGATGGCATAGATCTTAAAATTTTCATAAAATCAATAATTCCGTTACGATCATTTGTCTTTTGAAGATCCGATTGTGTAGCATCTCCGCAAAACATAATCTTGGAATTTTCACCAATACGAGTAATTATACTATCCAATTCATGAAAGGTCAAATTTTGAAATTCATCTACAATTACAATAGCATTATCAAGTGTCGTTCCCCGAAGAAAAGAGGTGCTCCAAAATTTAATAGTTTCTTGAGACTTTAAATTTCCATAAAGCATTTCAAAATCTGCATCGGTAGGCATCTGGAACATGTATTTTACCATATTCTTATAAGGAATTTGGTAAATATCTGCCTTATCATCATGAGTTCCTGGAAGAAATCCAATCTCACGAGTTGCAACAAGAGAACGAACTAAATAAATTCTCTCATATGGACTGTTTTCATCTAAAACATCACATAAAGCATTATAAAGAGTGATAAAAGTTTTACCAGTTCCAGCACATCCGTAAGCAACTACATGTTTATTTTGAGCATAAGCATCAAAAAACTTTTTTTGATTGTCCGTAACTGGTTCAATATCTAAAAGATAATCAGAACTTAAAGGCTTTCTCCTTTTCATCTGCTTTGCCGTGAGTCCAACCCCGATTGGTTGCTCTGCAGATCCTCTTTTTCTTCTTGCCATACTAGATTTTCTTTACGTTAGATCCAGGCATTTTTGCTGCACGTCCTAAAACGTCGTTCCACCCTGGGTTTTTACTAATAAGTTTGTTTTGCCAATCTCCAACTTCACCTGGAGTTGCACATCCTTCCGACCAATCCCTCTGCCATTCGGGATTGTCTTTATACCACTGCATAATGTCGTTGACACTCATCTCAACAACTTTTTTTTCACCTGTTTCTTTATGAATAATTGGATATATTGCCATAAGTTAAGAATTCAAGATAATTTTATTTATTAAGGGCTTAAACGTGCTTTATGAAGACGTTTCTCTTCATAATATTTCCAAACATTAGGTGCCCATTTCTCAAGTTCAGGTGCAAAAGAGTCACAAAGTGCTTGAATTTCAAGTTGAGCGTCTAGTTTTGAACGGAGATCCATAAAGTGAAGAACGGAACGTAGATTAAATGAGACTACAAAGTTTTGGCGAATTGCCTGTGGAAGATAGTCGCGGATGTGCTCTTCACACATTCCTTGATCATAATAATCAGCATACTCCTCACACTCTTCCAGGATGCGCCCTAGTTTGCGTTGGCGATGTTCTTCTGTCCATTCATACTTCTTGCCCTTACGGTTGGTGTAGAACCCCACGGGGCGCACGTAGAAGACCTCTTCAATATCAAGTTCTTTCTTTGCAACCTTGACGACACGCTTTCCAGTGTAACGCTGAGATTGAACATCCCAACTGGTTCCAATACGGTGAGTTCTTGCCTGAACTATTACATTATGAACGAATCCAGAACAAGAAAATGTAATTCCAGGATGTTCAATCGGACCCCAGTGTCCTCGTTCATTCGCAAGTAATTGTTCCACAATCCATTCACCACATTCCTGATGATTAGGAACTTTAACTGTATGAATTGGAACTTCAGAATAGTCACCTTTTCCTGCTTGCCAAATGACTTGTTCTGGAATTGGGTATCCTTGAAGTTTCACTACTTCAAGATGCTTGTCAAGTTCTAGTAGATCTTTTGATTTAATAGGTTTCATTTCTTTCCAAATCCTTTTGATGTTTGTGCTTCTAACTCTGCAAGTTCTTGCTTTACGACTCGCAGTTGTTTTTTCATTTCAATTAATTGTTCATTATCATATAAATGATCTTGTTTAATTAATCGTTCCAATAATTTTACCAGTTCTCTTGCTCTATTACTCATTTAAATCAGAATCCTCAAAGA